GCATCGAGTGGGCCGCTATCCTACAAAATCAGATGGTGGGCCAACATGGCGAGGGATTATCATGGATAGTAACCCTTGTGATGATGACCATTGGCTCTACAATATGGCAGAGAAAGAAAAACCAAAAGGGCAATATAAGTGGAACTTCTATAAACAACCGGGGGGAGTAGAGGAAGTTCATGCTGATGATGTCCCTGCCGATATGCCAGAAGCTCAAGGGTTTATGTATCAAGCTGGTCGATGGTGGCAAACCAATCCCAAAGCAGAAAACCTAACCAATTTGCCTGATGGATACTATGAGCAGTTGATCCCCGGCAAAACCTTGGATTGGATACGATGCTATGCTGAAGGGAAATATTCCTATGTACAGGAAGGAAGGCCCGTCTGGCCCGAATACGATGACCACTCTATGTCTGAGGATCTCACGATAAAAGAAGGTATACCGGTGCAAGTGGGTCTTGACTTTGGACTTACACCCTCTGCGGTGTTTGGTCAGAAGATGCAAAATGGTCGGTGGCATATTCTCCGAGAGATAGTTACGTTTGATATGGGTCTAGAACGCTTTGCCCATTTGCTGAAATCAGAACTAGAAACATGGTTTCCAAAATTTGAATGCATGATATGGGGTGACCCAGCAGGTTCAGCAAGAGATATGATCTATGAACAAACAGCGTTTGATCACCTCAAGACACATGGACTAGTTGCCAGACCAACAGCAACCAACGAATTTAAGACCCGAAGAGAAGCAGGGGCTATACCAATGACACGACTGATAGACGGCAAACCGGGATTTATGGTGCATAGAGAATGTGTTCGCCTTAGAAAAGCTCTGGCTGGGGGCTATCACTTCAAAAGGGTGGCAATGGGTTCTGGACATGAGCGGTTCAAGGATGTTCCCAACAAAGATCACAACTCCCACGTTGCTGATAGTCTGGGGTATCTTCTGCTAGGGGGTGGAGAGCATCGTAATATGGTCAGAGGTAAATCTCCTCACTTCTATAAAACGGCAAACGCTTGGGGTGACTTTGATGTTTTTGCCTGATGAAATCACAGAAGTAGCCAAACTCGATGGGGTTCATGCAAAGATTGTAGATTTTGAGCCGCATCACATTGACAAGATAAGCTACAGATCTGCCGATAGTACCTTTGTCCAAGCCAATAAAGAGCAGTTGGTCAGTCGATTGCCCAAAGGTATGTCGTTCTCCGGGACATATGATGATCAAGTATTTGCTATGTTTGGGTTAGTTCCCTATTGGAAAGGATGCTACGAATGTTGGCTGATCCCTGCAACAGATCTTGATACCCACAAAATGAAAATGCATCGCACCTCAATACGTTTTTTTGAGTATACAGCCAAGGTATTGAGAGCAAAACGATACCAATGTTATGTATTTTCGGCTAACTTACGGGCTGTTAGATGGATTGAAATGATGTTATTTAAAAAAGAAGGGCTGATGAAAAACTTTGGCCCCAACCAAGAAGACTTTTTTTTATATGCGAGGTATTTCTAATGGGATTTTTATTTGGAGGGGGTGGATCAAGCGAACCAAAGCCAGATCCAAAGCCAACTGAAAGCGTTCAAAGGCAAGAGCAGAAGGTGCAACGGCAAGAAATTCAAGAAAGACGCAAGATCAATCAGCGAATGCGAAAGATGAAAACAGGGGGCATGAGCCAACTTATGGGGGAAAGAGATGAGCCAACCCAAGGAAACCCTATTCAAGTATCTAGAACATTAGGGCCAGATAGAAATCCACGATAATGAGAAAGTATTTACGCAACCCAAGAAAGAAGGAGATGAGCGATGCCTATGGTGAGTTACAAGACGAAGGACGGAACAAAGAAGAAGAAGTTCAAGTACACAAAGAAGGGAGTAGCGGAAGCGAAAAAGATGGCGAAGCAGACCGGGGGGAAGATTAAGGTCAATAAAAGCTACGGATGAGACTTGATGTAACCACACTCAAGGGTCGCTTCAAGAAAGCTATGGCCCACAAGGATGAATGGCGATCCATCTATGAGGATGCGTATCGCTATGTTTTACCTAATCGTAATCTCTATGATGGGAACTACGAAACGACTTCACCAAAAAATGACAAGATGAACAGAGTGTATGACAGTACAGCAATACACGCTACCCAGAGATTTGCCAATCGACTACAGTCGGGGGTCTTTCCTACGCAACGTCATTGGTGTCGTTTAGTTCCGGGGGAAGAGATACCAAAAGAAAGACACGTTGAGATACAGCGTGTTCTTGATCAGTATGCAGATACTATGTTTGATGTTATGCGGCAATCAAACTTTGATATGGCGATGGGTGAGTTTCTCCTCGAGTTAGCAATAGGAACGGCTGTAATGATTATTCAACCCGGTGACGAGTTGCAACCCATTCGCTATACAGCCGTTCCCTCCTTTCTCATTGCTTATGACGAGGGGCCATTTGGTACAGTTGACAAGGTGTATCGCTTGCATCGCATTCCTTTTGTCGCTGTTGATCAAGAGTTTCCAGATGCTGACATCCCCGATCAGCTCAAACAGAAGTATGACGGCAGACCAGATGAGAAGATAGAGCTGTATGAGATTACCTGCTATGACAAGGATGAAGGTATCTTTCACTATCATGTCATTACCAAGGAAGGTGAAGATGAGATTGTGTATAGACGTTTGAACTCCTTTCCTTGGGTTGTGTCTCGGTATATGAAAGCAAGTGGCGAAAAGTATGGCAGAGGACCTGTCCTTACAGCTCTGCATGACATCAAAACCCTCAACAAGCTCAAAGAGTATCATCTCAAGAATGCATCTCTCTCTATCGCAGGTGTTTATACAGCAATGGATGATGGGGTGCTGAACCCAAACGCAGTCAGACTTGTACCTGGAGCTATCATCCCGGTGGCTCGAAACGGGGGAAACCAAGGAGAAAGCTTGAAGCCCTTGCCCAGAAGTGGTGATCCGCAACTTTCCCAGATGTCACAACAAGACCTTGTGATGTCCATCAAGCAAATACTGATGGATGATATGTTGCCGCCAGATACATCCTCGGCTCGATCTGCTACGGAAATCATGCAAAAGATGAAGATCTTATCTGAGAATATGGGCAGTGCCTTTGGAAGACTTATACAGGAAACGATGTACCCCGTTGTCAGACGTACTCTTGAAGTTATGGATGAGCTTGGAATGATTGAACTGCCCTTGAAAGTCAATGGGTTGCAGGTCAAAGTTCAGCCCGTAGCTCCAATAGCGATGTCTCAGAACATGGAGAAAGTAAGTGAAATAATGCAGTATATGCAGATAGCACAGAGTATGGGGCCTGCCGGGCAGTTGGCAGTAAAGCAGGAAGTCCTTCTTGACTACATAGCCGATCAGCTTGCTATACCTGCCGAAGTCAGAATGACCCCAGAAGAAAAGCAACAAATACAGCAAATGCTGATGGAACAAGCAATGCAGATGCAAAATCAACAAGGAATGATGCAAGGTGGCGGAGAACCAGAACAACCAGCTTGATGAAGATCTATGGCCCAATGTCTCTGAAGATCCTCAAGCATCCCAGATGGATATGCTGTATGCAACTGTCTTCAATAGTCCAGATGGCTTGAAGGTCTTGAAGCATTTAGAAAGCACAACTATTGATCAGCCCTGTTGGTTTCCGGGAACAGAAGCAAGCCAAGGATACTATAGAGAGGGGCAAAACTCATTAGTAAGACAGATAAACAATCGCATAAGGAGAGCTAAAAATGTCTGAAGAACAGCAAGAAGAACAGATTGAAGAGCAACCACAAGCTGAAAGCAGTATGGAAAAACTAGCAGGAGAGGATCTCAATGCCACGACAGAAGAAGAAAATTCGCACCTCCAGACCAATGATGAGCCGGAGGGTGTTGATCCGGACGAGGTTGAGTTCGTCAAACCAGAGTGGCTCCCGGAGAAGTTCTGGGATACGGAGAACGGCACGAACATAGAGAAGCTTGCCAAAAGCTATACTGATCTTGAAAAAAGATTTTCAAAGGGGGAACACAAAGCCCCAGAGAGTTATGATGTTTCTTTTCTAGGAGAGAATGTTCCAGAAGATGATGAGCTTCTCAACAACTACAAGGAGATAGCCACTACCTATGGAATGTCACAAGAACACTTTCAGACACTTGCTATGCAGTTTGTTGGTGCTGTTGAAGAAGAGGAACGCAGTGAGCAGGAGTTTATTGAAGAGCAGAAGCGTCTGTTAGGAAATAATGCTGTTGAGTTAGTGCGATCCAACTATGACTGGGGAAAAAGTCTTCTGAACAAAGGGGTCATTACAGAGAATGAGTTTAGTGTCCTAGACCAGATGGGCGGTACAGCCGATGGTACAAGACTATTGCGAAAGATTAGAAACCTATCAAGTCCAAAAGAACTGCCTATTCCCTCTTTTACCGGGGAAAGAAAGACAAAAGAAGAGTTGGCTCAGTATGTAGCTGACCCACGTTGGAAGTCTGATCCCGTGTGGAGAAAGCAAAAAGAGAAAGAGTTTTACGACAACATTGCCTAATTTTTCTTCTTTACTCAATTTTCAAGATATGGTATCGGTGGATTGAGCGATAACTACATCTGTAGCCGTTCAATCTTTTTGATTGGCGGATTTATTCCATAACCAAGAAAACACTAATGTTAATTTTTTTATGGAGCGATAGATGTCGAACAACGCAATTTCAAACGCATTCGTCACTATCTTTGAAAGCGAAGTCCATCAAGCTTATCAGTCTGAAGCTAAGTTGGCAGGAACTGTCAGAACCCGAACCAATGTTGAGGGGTCAACTGTAAAGTTTCCAAAACTAGCTAAAGGTCAAGCTTCTGTTCGCAATCCGGGGACACAAGTCACACCTGTTGGGGCCCAGTTCTCAAGTGTAACAGCAACGATGGTGGATTATTCAGCATCAGAGTACAGTGATATCTTTAACCAAGCGAAAATAAACTTTGACGAGAGAGCAGAACTAGCCGAGATGCTAGGTAAAGCCATAGCCAGACGAGAAGATCAAGTGGTGATTGATGCCCTAATAAACGCATCAGCCGGGTCAACTGTCGCAAATACTGTGGTAACAAGCGGATCAGCAAGTGCTTCTGACCTCAATGTTGGAAAGATTATTGCCGCAGGAAAAGCACTAAACGCAAAAAACGTACCTGCTACCGAGAGATGTTTGTTAGTTCATGCTAACTCAATGGCATCCTTACTTGGTGATGAGAGAGCAGTAAGTTCTGATTTTATTCAGCTACAGGCTCTCCAGAGAGGTGAGGTTCAAACTTTCGCCGGGTTCAATATAATTATGTTTGGTGACAGAGATGAGGGCGGTATTCCAATCGATGGATCAAATGACAGAACGTGTGTAGCGTTCCACAAGTCAGCCATTGGTCTAGGTGTTGGTATGCCTGCTAAAACAGAAATCAACTATGTTGCAGAAAGAACATCGTTTCTTGTGACTGCCATGTATTCGGCAGGAGCGATAGCGGTAGATACTGATGGCATCGTAGATGTAACTTGTAGGGAGAGCTAAGATGGCATTTGTAAGAAATGATTTCAATACCATCGGAGGACAAGCCAGAGCCGGGGTTACTCCAGCTATGTATGTCTATACCACAACAGAAGCTCATACTGCGGTAGACGCAGAAGGATATTTCAACGACATATCTGATATTCTAAGTGTGGGTGATATGATAATTGTTCATGGTTCAACCGGTGGCACACGAACAGTCACTATGCACGTTGTTGTCAGCAACGCCAGTGGTGTAGTTGATATAAGCAATGGTACAGTCATTGCCGTGGTAACAGACAGTGACTAATATTCTTGGGGGGTAGTTCCGACTGCCCTCCAAACCAAAAGGGGTTTGAATGGCAAGCACAGACACAGACGTTTCTATTTGTTCTCAAGCCCTATTACTTCTCGGATCAACGAGTATATCCTCCTTTTCCGATGGAACTGCCCCGGCTTCAATAGCTGGGGTTCTTTATCCAAAAGTAAAAGCACAAACTCTTGGAATGTATCCTTGGAGCTTCTCACTTACAAAAACACAATTAGCACAGTCAGCATCTACTCCCCTATCTTATTGGCAGTATGCCTATGCCTTACCTTCAGATATGGTGAATGGAGTACCTCGAAAAGTATTTATCTCTAATAATACAAACGCTCCTAATCTTACTGACTATGAGATCCAAGGTGCTGAACTATTATCACAAGAGCAGACAATCTATATAGATTATCAAAGGGATGTTGATGAGCAGTCAATGCCTGCTTATTTTGTACAACTTCTCATATATCAGATGGCATGGCATCTAGCTGAACCTGTAACAGACCAGACTACCAAATCAGAATATTGGAAGAATGTAGCCCTTGGAACTCCCCTAGAAAGTCTGAGGGGTGGCTACTTCCGTCAAGCTACTGCTATTGATGGATCTGGGCAATCTTCTCAAGTTCTAGCTGATTATGTACTAGTGGATGTCAGATGAGCCGGGTTACAGTCTATCAATCAAACTTCACAGTTGGGGAGCTTGATCCTCTTGTCAAAGGCAGAGTTGATCTCAATCAGTATCCTTCTGGATTAGATCGGGCAAAGAATATAACGGTGATGCCGCAAGGTGGCTTTGAACGAAGACCGGGACTTGCGTTCTTACAAGATCTGAGCAGTCACTTAGGTGGCTCTTTCAATGCCCAGAATGGTATTAGGCTCATTCCTTTTGAGTTTAGTAATGATCAAAGCTTTATGTTGGTCTTTGTAAAGCAGTCAGCGTCTGAAACTAGAATGTTTGTCTATGCTAACAAGGTTCTAATTACAAATATAAATGGCTCTGGAAATAATTATCTTGCTATAAATCTAGGCAATATAGATCTGTCCAAGCTATTCTTCACTCAATCGGCTGATACACTAATACTTGTTCAAGAAGATCTTGCCCCTCGAAAGATTGTAAGGGGTGGGTCAAACTCAACATGGACTGAAAGCACTATATCTCTAACCTCTCCTTTTCATGCGTTCACTATCTCAACATCAAATCCAAGTGCAACGATTACACCAGACGCAGTTGATGGAACAGTTAAGATTACAGCATCGTCCGGGATATTTTCTTCTGGCAATGTAAACCAGTATATCAATGTCCTCAATGGTTTTGGTCGTGCTAGGATTATTGAGTTTGAAAGCTCTACAGTTGTAAAGACAGTAGTTGAAGTTCCCTTCTTTGAAGCATCAGTTGCTATTGCGTCTGGTGACTGGGAGCTTGAAACGGGATATGAAGCGGTCTTCTCTAATACAAGAGGGTTTCCCCGGACCTGTACTTTTCACGAAGGACGGCTCTTTTTTGGTGGGTCAAAGTCTATGCCCAACACAGTGTTTGGCTCAAAGGTTGCTGACTTCTTTAATTTTAAAACAGATGAAGCGTTGGATGATGATGCGTTGTTTGTCACCATATCAAGTGATAGTCTGAATGCTATCAATGCTATTCGCTCTGGTCGAGACTTGCAGATCTTTACGTCATCGGCTGAGTTCTTCATACCACAGTCAACACTTGATCCAATAACACCATCAAACATAGTTATTAAGATTGCCACCCGTAGAGGGTCAAAAGAGGGCATCAAACCCGTGTCAGCGGAAACTGGCACTCTTTATATACAAAGATCAGGTAAAGCCCTCAGAGAGCTTATTTTTAGCGATACAGACCTAAACTACAACTCAGACAATGTGTCTCTTCTTTCCTCCCATTTGTTGAAGAACCCTACCAAGATGGCTCTGAGGGTGGCAACCTCTACAGATGATGGTGATCTTCTTATGATCTGTAATGGAACGGATGGGTCAATGTGTGTCTATTCTATTCTCAAACCACAGAATGTTGTTGCACCGTCTGAGTTTATTACTGATGGCACGTTTGAAGATGTCTCTGTTGATATTGAGGATATTTATGTTGTGGTCAAAAGAACAGTCAACTCTGCAACCAAGCATTATCTTGAGTGCTTTGATGATGATAGAACTACGGATGCAAACATACAATACTTCTCTGGAGCGACTGCCCCGGATCAAGCAAAGCCAACTAACACTACTGCCGGAAGTCTGTCGCATTTAGAGGGTAAGGTTGTGAATGTTATAAGAGATGATTTTGTGCTGACTGATAAAACTGTTGCGTCTGGGCAAGTAACTCTTGATGCAGTACCTACAACCTATGTTGAGGTTGGGTTGCCCTACGATGTTGAAGTCAAGACTATGCCCGTTGAACCAAGGCTATCAAGTGGCGTTATCACAAGCAGAAAGAGAAGAATACTAGAAGTATCGCCTATATTAGACAGAACCCAGAACCTTGCAATCAATGGTAACGAGATACCCTTTCGAGAGTTGCCCCATACATTAGGAACAGCTCTGCCAACCTTCACCGGGAGAAAACGTATGTCTCCTCTACTTGGCTACTCAAGTGAGGCCCAGATTACATTTACAATGACTAAACCTCTATTCGCTACAGTACTAGCAGTAGAGTACAAACTTTCAACAGGAGCATAACTATGGCATTTGTAGCACCAGCATTAGGAGCAGTAGCAGGATCATCAGCGATGACGGCAGTATCTGTTGGGTTGTCGGCTGTTTCCGCAATAGCACAACTATCGGCAGGAGAAAAAGCAAAACAAGCCTACGAACAGAGAGCAAGAAATGAAGAGCTTAATTCAAGAGTGGAAGCAGTCAACGCAAAGAAAAAGGGTGTAGAAGCTCTCAAAAGAACTAATGCAAGTCTAGCATCTATTATTGCAGGGTCTGGAAGGCAAGGACTTGCATTCTCTGGAACTGTCTTAGACAGAGGGGTCTTCCTTGTGCAACGACCTGCATCAGAAGATTTTAGCGATACTGCCTTTAATGCATCTATGGCTTTGATGACGGGCAAGATGAGAGCAGATGATTTACGAGCCGCAGGTGACCAAGCAAGACTGCAAGGACAGATTGGAGCGTTCTCAACATTGGCTGGTGCTTTTGGTCGTGCATCTGGCATATCCCCTAATCTACCTGGCTTCTAAATATGGCCCCTACCTTTCGTCCATATCAATCAGTAGGTCAAGGACTTAACAGACTTAATCTGCCTGAAGGAGCTGAAGCAAGAGAAGCTCAGAGAACTATGACCGTTCTCTCTCAAGCTATGGATAGAATGTCCAACTTCTATTTCAATAAAGCAGAAGAACTTGCGGCAATAGAAGGAGAAAAGTTTGGTATTGAGAATATGTCCTTACAAAAACTCAAGGATGCAAACAAACGAAACGAAGATATCTTTGATGTACCAGAGTTTGGCAATACTGTTTTTGGAAAAGCGGCAAGAGCATCGGCTCTAACTGTTTTAGAAAACGAAATACTTCTCGACTATAATAATTCTATTAGTGATCTTGTATTCAATGCAAACCAGAGTGGTACTAATCCAACTGTCCTTAGAAACCAGATAGATGCAACGATCAAAGGATATGTTGATGCTCTCAAGCCATCTGTCCCGGTTCTAGCTAAAAAAATAGAGGGCAAGCTTACTCTGCAAGGAGCGAATGAATTTGATAACTACAGAACAGCTCATGCCAAAGGGGTAGCAAAAAACCTTACAGCAACAAACATTGCCGCCTTAAATCTTCAGATCAATAGTTTGGACGGGCAACTCAACAAGTTTTACAATGATGGTACTCTCACTCAGAAGTCTTTCTCAACACTAAGAGATACTTTTGCTGAGTTGTTAGATAATCCTGCCGCAGGTCTGGGTCTATCTGACACAGAGAAAAAAGGATATATAAAACAGATTGATGATAAGTTTGCATCTTTTGTTCAAGCAAAAGTCTTTTCTATAGCTATGGACAAAGCAAAGCCTATGGCATTTCTAAACAGTCTGCTTGATCCAGATAATCCCAAAACAACCGGGAACGAAACCTTAGACAAACTTCTTAAATCACCCATGTTTGATCTTGAAAGAAAGGCTGACATTTTTGCTAAAATAAAAACAGAGATTAGAGATTTGAGAACTGAAGAGAACTTAGAAGAAACAAGAAAAGAAAAAGAACTACCCAACAAGGTTAATGCAGTAAACAGACAGTTTAATAAATTTCTATTTGGTATAGGAAACAATGGGTTAGCTGATGTTACCAATGCTCTGAAACAGATTGAGGAGATGAATAAGATTGACCCAAGTAAGGTCCCATCTATGCAAAAGAAACTTGCAGAGCTTAAAGGTGGGCTACGGGCAGGGAGTGATTTTAATAATCCAAATGTTATTACTTTTGTTAAAAAGCTCAATGCAGGTCAAGCAGACTATCAAGATCTTGCCAATGTTGCAGACTTGTTAAGCCAACAGGATCTTGAAAACTTTGATGCTCAACTTGATGAGATAACAGATGAGAAGTTTAAAAACGCACAAGCAACCCTTATTGGAGAACTAGGATATAGTCCAGAAGCAAAAATGGCAGAACAAGCTCTTGAGGAAACAGAGACCCGGGCCCAAGCCTACCGACTAGCATATGCAGAACTATTAGAAAAAGCGAGTGATGCCAAACGTCTTAATCAAGATATTGATCTTAAACTTGAAGCCAAAAAGATTGCCAAAAAATACATAGATGATTTTGATATCAAGCTTGATAAAATCAATAGGAAAAAGATTGTGATAAATGTAAGAAAGAAAATTGAAGCGTTAAGAAGTGCAAATGTTCCAAACGTACCTACTGTAAATGTTCAAGACCCCTCAGAAGCTCTGCAATTCGTTATTGATTACATGGTTACAAACAAAAGAAACAAAGAAGCTTTAGCAAACTTTGGGGCAGGTCTTATCAACAAACAAAACGTGGAAAGAAATATTGATGCATTACGTCTTGATCTAGACAGATTGGGAGATGACTGATGGTTGATAAAATTATAACAGATAAAGGAACGATCTCACTTAGCATTGTAGATGAGAATGATTTAGTCTCTGAGATTATTCGCTCTAACAACCTTAGAAGGGATGACAACCATCAGCTAAGTATTGTAAAAGGAAAGCTTCAAGTTGAAGACCGTGAGGTTGGCCCAGACTACACCGATATTGATCAAGCAATCAAACTAGTTGGTGAAAGTGATGAAGCTCAGTTGAAAGATCTTCTGGGCAAGGCTGAAGGTATAGAAGCTCCACCTCGAATAAGCAGACAGAACATCAGAAACAGAGTGTTCCAAGGATTGACCAACGTAGGACTTGATGCAGAGAAGAGCAGTTTCGTTGCTGATCTTTTTGTTGGGGATATGGATACAGAAATGGGGCTTCTTGACTTCATGCTTGTTATGTCCCCGGTTGACATCATTGAAGGTATCAAACGCTTTAGAGGTGGGGCCAAGTTAGAAGGTGGGCTACAAACTGCGGCTGGTGTTTTAGAAGCCGCTCCCTATGTTGGCAAAGCAGTCAAGACATTGAAAGAACCCATCAAATCGGCAGTAAGCTCAGTTGCAGGTCCTGCTCGAGAGTTTATAGCAAATCAAGGCGGTGGCACTCGTCTAGGTGCTAATGACATGACTAACATTATAGCAGAAGGAGTTGTTGCACTTGATGACACTATAAATCCCAAAAATGTATCTAAGACTAGTAGCCCACCATCAGAAAATCTTATGGGCATAAATGTAAGATCAGATACAAAAAATAATTTGTCTTATGCTGACCTAATTATTGATGGGCAAAAAACTTTTGAAACAAGAGATACAAATTCGTTGAAATCATATATAGGTAAAAAGGTAGCTATAGTCAAAACAGGCGAAGGAGATGCTAAAGCAATAGGTACAGTTACTGTCGGAGAACCTATTGAAGTTAACGCTCAACAATTTCGTGAATTACAAGACCAACACCTAGTTCCTCAAGGATCAACTTTTGATATTAAAGAAGGAAAGACGAAGTTTCTATATCCATTAAGCAATGCAGAAAGATTTGATACAGAACAAAATGTGGGTAAGGGAATAGTTGCAAGAAAGGTATTACAATCAGAAACTGCCAAACCAAATATAGACGAGGTCAAAAAGGTTTTGAACGCCCGTGCTGAACAGATGAAACAAAAGACAACAGAAAGAGTGCAACCATCTGGACAAAATAAATTATTTGATACTTCAAAAGAGGGGTATGAAAAACTTGAAACAGAGCAAAAAGATATTGAGATACCAAGAAACACTATAAGTAATGTTATGCCTTTGAGAAACAGAACTGCAAAGGTTATTGAAATGTCTGATCAGATTGCAGATGTTTTAGCGAAACGGGTTGAACCTGTAAAAGGCACTAATGTTCAATTTTTCTATCATACAGGTCCTCTCATAAATAAAGCAGTTGAACTTGGCATACCAAAAGAAAAAGCTGTAGAAAGTCTTAAAAAGTTTGCAATGAACTATGCAGTAACTAGTCCAAGGACAATGACAGAGCAGAACCTTAGAAATGCATCTCTTGTTTCTGTAAAAGAAAATATGAACAAATCACTGACCGATATTATTGGCCCCGGTGGAGAGGGTGTTAATGAAAAGGGATATCCTATGATGATCAATCCCGGTGGCATACACAGAAAACTTATTGATGATAAAAATGCAGGTACACTAGATGTCAACACTAATCCAAAACCAATTAGCTTTGCAGAAAATGTGGCTGGTAACTTGGAACCGGTGACAGTTGATACTCATGCAATAAGAGCAGTCTTTGACGCAATGAACGAGATAGAACCGGGGTCAGTACCTCTTGATTTTATCGGTGGCAAAAAGACACAAACTGAGACTTCTACTGAAGTCACAAAAAAATTTAGAGAGATGTACAAAAAAGATCCCTCATCACTTGATGTCTCAACAATGATAAATGATACACTAGCAAGTCAAATGCTTGAGGGCAAATCAATGCAGACTGAATATGCTGTTTTTGTTGATATATACAAAAAGGTTGCAGAAAAAGCAGGCGTTAAACCTGCGGAAGCACAGTCTCTAAGTTGGTTTGCAAATGGCAACAAGACAGGTCTTGCTTCTGAACCAAAGACAGTAGTTGATCTGATAGATGATAGAGTTGATGTAACAGCACAAATTCTCAACAAATCAAAAGAAGAAGTCTTTAAGAAGTTTTTTGAAGGATCGTTACCCCTTCTCTCTATACCTGTTGGGGTCACACTTCTCGAAACTGGAGCAATGATGGAGAATGAAGATGGTGAATAAACCTTTCTTAAACTTGCTTAGACAGTTTGGATCAGAAGCTGAGTACAAAGTCTATGGTCGAGATCTCCCAACCAAGCCAGAAAAGATTGGCGGTCAGATAGTTGTCCCAGCAGATGATGTTGCAGATATATCAGAGTATATGAAAGTTTTCAAAGAGGATGGGTTTACAGGTAAGAATGTAAACTTTGGTCGTATTGGTGATATCTTTGATAAGAAGTTTGATGCTCTTGATGAAATGGTAACAGACAATATGGGAACTCCCGGTGACCTAATCAAAAACCTCAAAAGCAAAAACAAAGAACTATTTGAGTTCCAACGTAGAAGAACTATGACCCTTGAAGAACAAGCGATGCAAGCAAAAGAGCTTGGGTTTGATACTATTTCGCAAAAGCTCCTTCTAAGAAAGCCAGGTGATATGCTACGACCTGAAGAAACTCTTGCAGGATTTTTAGTTCTCAAAAAGCTAATTATGGAGATACATCATGGGGCAAGAGAAACTCTCAAGATCCCACAGTTTATTGGTGACAAACAACGCCTAGAGAATGTTGCAAAGTTAGAACGTCTAACAATGATGGCAAAAACAATGCAAGCTTCATTGAGTGGTCAAATAAGTGAGTACGCTAGAGGATTGAACATTGCCGCAAACCTAGACACTATTTTGGATACAAACTTTGGTGGCTTGAACCGAGCCTTTGAAAGTATGACTAATAAGACTGTCTCAAGTATGCTTGATCAGAATGCTCGAAATGAAATCAACTATCATCTGATACAGCTATCAACCTTAGATTTTAGAAAGAAAAATGAGTACATCTTTAATCTGCCTACAGGTGTAAATAGAACAATGGATGTAATGATGGAAGCATATATCAATGCTCTTCTCTCCTCTCCCGTCACACACGTTGTAAACGTGGCAGGTAATGCCGCTTTCTCAATGATGCGTTTTATGGAAACGGGTATTGCAGGTGTTATTGGGAACACTAGGCAAGCTATAGCAAAAGGTATGGGAATGGATGTTGATCCCCAAGACATGGCTATGATTATGGATGCTAGAGCAAGGATGCATGGTTTTGCTATGGCTCAAGGTGATGCAATGAAACTTATGGGGAGAACGTTTATAACCGGGACTAGTGGTGATTTGATAGATAAGATTGACCTTAAAAGAATTGGGATAGGCAAAACAAACAACATGATTGATGTCATTGAGATGGCTCAAAAGGGTGAAATGATGGATGCGGCAATCAATGCGTTTGGTATTGCTACAAGGATGCCCGGTCGTTTTCTTGCTGTTGAAGATGAATATTTTAAGGTCGTTAAAAGAAAACAAGTGATATACCAAGAAGCTTACAGGGCCCACGCTATTGAATATCAAATGAGGAGACAAGCCGGGGACAGTCG